TGCGGATAATAAGAAAGTTATTTTTAAAAAGTACTTAGATACAAAAATATATAAAAGAATTAGACTGTTTGATGATGCAAATTCAAACTTAAAAATGTTTCTAAGTTTACAAAAAGAATATCCAGAAGTATCTTTTGAGGCATTTCTGGCAAAACATAATGGATCAGTTAAGAGGGTAAGATGAAAAGCTTCAAACAATTTCAAAACATCGAAGAGATGGTGCAGTATCATGTAGAGAATGAGATATCTCTTTTAGAAAACGTATTCCGAGTTGGTTCTGAGCATTATTTTGAAACATTTAATAAAGCAAGAACTATGTATTATGATGGTCAGATCATATTGGATGATTATGATTTAGAAGTCATAGAAACTGACATTGGCGAATATGCCATGTATGAGGGAGAACATGTTCCTTTAGATTGTCCTCTATACGAAGAAGATGATAATGTAGAGTTGAACAAGCCAAAAAGAGGTGGTTCCAAAAAGTATTATGTGTATGTAAAAAATGCCAAAGGTAATGTCATCAAAGTTTCTTTTGGGGATACTACAGGGTTGACTGCAAAGATTAATGATCCGCAGGCAAGAAAAAGTTTTGTGGCGAGACATAATTGCGACCAAAAAAATGATAAAACCAAGGCAGGTTATTGGGCATGTAGACTTCCTAAGTATGCAAAAGCATTAGGCCTCTCAGGCGGCGGTAATTTTTTCTGGTAGGAGATGTAAATGAATAATAAATTTAGTATAGGTGTTGTGGTTGCAATAGTTCTACAAGTGAGTGCGTTTGTTTGGTGGACTGCTCAACAAGCACAAACAATTATGCAACTTGAAACTGAGATGGCAGAACTTACCGCAAAGACAGAACAAGAAAAGCAATTTAATTTACAGAGAGATGTTTCAGAACTAAAATTGCAATTGGTAGAACTAGAAAATAAAACTGGCGAAGTATTTGAAATGTTGTCAGGTAATATTGATGATAGATTTTCGAACATGGGAAAGTATGTGGATGATTCTAATAATAGCCAAAATGATGTTGATTCGAAAAATCATGAACACTATTTGTCATTATTTGGAGTGATTGAAACTGAATTTGCAAAACATGAAACATGGATTGATGACATTGAATCCGCGATAGATCAATTATTGGGTGAAGCAGAAAGACTTCAGGCAGAACTTGATAGAAAAATTGAAGAATTAGATAAGAAATTGAGTGATAGGATTAGTGATAGGTGAGACCATACTCCGAATATAATAACTCTGACCATTTTGTAAGAGAATTTTCGCACGATGTTGATAATGAAGAACTAGTTTGGCATAGAGATAGAGAAGACAGATTAGTAGAAGTGTTAGAATCTGATGGTTGGGCATTTCAATATGATAATGAATTTCCCTTTGAGTTGTTGAGTGGGATGATGTTTAGAATAGATAATCACAAATACCATAGAGTGATTAAAAACGAAAACAGCGGAAAACTGCTGATAAAGATATACGAAGGACAGTTAAATGACTGATGACATAGATTTTGGGTTTACTGCTGTAGACGAAGAAGAACTTAGAAGCATTGCTCCTTCTCAGGCTTCCGAAGAAGTATCTGAAAAACTTGAAAGCACTGGAGAGGGCCTCAAGTTATTGGAATATAAAATGGATAATGTAGTTGATAAGCTAAGTGAAATGTTGGATGAAGTGGAAACAGTGAAAGAGTATTATAGTAATGAAAAGGTGATTGTTAATTCTAAACTTAAAGAGGTCGAAGACTTGATCCTACCGCTCCTAAATAATTTGATGAAGAACAAAGAAAAAGAATACATCTTCTGGCCTAATAGAGAAGCAATTATTACACAGCAGATAGAGCGTATTACGAGCATTACGAGAACAGAGATATGAAAGACACAGTAGTTTTTACATTTGGTAGGTTTAATCCACCAACCACAGGACACGAAAAACTTATAGAAAAACTTGCATCGGTTGCTAAAAAAGAAGGTGCCGACTTTATGGTATTTCCTAGTCATTCGCAGAATGACAAAAAGGATCCTTTAGATCATAAAACTAAGGTTGGTTTTATGAAAAAGATGTTTCCAAAGTATTCTCGTAATATCATTTCTAATAAAAATGCAAAGACTGCATTTTTGATTGCTCCTATGTTATATGATATGGGTTATAAGAGATGTATTATGGTTGTCGGTGGAGATAGAGTTACAGAATTTAAAACTACACTTAACAAATATAATGGTAAAAAAGGAAATCATGGTTTCTATGATTTTAAAGATGGTATTGAAGTAGTTTCTGCGGGTGAAAGAGATCCTGATGCAGAGGGTGTTTCTGGTATGTCAGCATCTAAAATGAGAGCAGCAGCAGCTGCAAATAGATATGAAGATGAGAAAGACCCGAAAACTGGTAAAATACTCAACGGATTTAAATCTGGTTTGCCTAAGAAATTCGAAAAAACAACAGGTAAAAAATTATTTGATGTTTTGAGGAAGTCTATGAATATCAGTGAAGAACTTGCTACATTTTTAGATTCTGTAAATGGAGACTTATTAGAATTTTTAGAAACAGATTTTGTGGAGTACGTTGACGATGCAGATGATAACGAATTATACGATTCAGTATACGAAGAGTTTTTTGCAGAAAGAAAAGTTGCACAAGACAAAGATATCGAAGATAGAAAAGGTACGCAACCTAAAAAATACTACGCAAAAGATGCCGATGGCGATGAAATGTCTAAATCAACAAAACAAGCGAGAGCAAGACATTTTTCGAAGAAAAAATCAGGCCCTGCGCCAGGCGATGCAAATGCAAAAACTAAAGAATCAGAACACACCAAAAAGTACAGACAGATGTATGGTGAAGCATTTGATAAACCTTACGCCATAAAATGGGAATATTTAAAACCGAAGGGCCCTTCAAGCGCTATTGCAAAACTTGACGATGGTAGTGCGTTAGATATTCATATCAGTGAAGATCCTGACGGTATTTATGAGATAGAATTTGCAAGAGGTTCATCTAAAAAGAATATGAGTCGAACTGGTCAAGGTGATGAGTTTAGAATTTTTGCAACAGTCCAAGCCGCTATGTTAAAATGGTGGTCGCAATTGGACAAAACTAGTGCCAGAAAAATAACTTTCTATGCAAATAAAGAAGACGGTAATAGATCAAGACTTTATAAAAGATTTTTAAAGATGTGGGGAACAAAATCTAAATGGGATATTGAAGTTAATGGTAATGCCAAGCCTGGCCTTGTGGCGTATACGTTAACCAACCCAACCCCTGAGAAATCCAAAAATTCTAAAAAAACATTTATGCAGAAATTATTTAGGAAAGAAGAAGTAATAGAAGAAGGCAATCAAATGGGATTGATTGGATTGAAACAAATAAAAGCATTTGAGAAAGTAGTAGATCAACTATTTAAAAAGTTTGATATTGATTTCAATTTTACAAGACATTTTGGTGATAGAATGGATGATGATAGAAATAATCCAAACATCACAATGAAAGAACTTGCTGATTTTATTAAGAAAGTATACGCTAAAAAGGGTAAATCTATCAAGGGCATGGCTGGCGCTGAGGCAGTATTGAAAGATATTCAAACTGATATCAATATTCCTATCGCTATCACTTATGATAGAACTAATGATGAATTTGATGTTGTAATGAAAACTATTATGCGGAAGAAAAATTTCAAAACGCCTGATAAAGTTATTAAATACGAAGAAAGAGATTATAAAAAAGAGCGTGAGCAATATCATGGAACACCAGAACAAATGGAGAAAAACCGAGCCAGAAAACGTGCAAGATATGCAATGGAAAAGGCTGGTAAGGCAAAACGTGGTGATGGCAAAGATGTACACCATAAAGATAATAATCCATTAAATAACGATCCAAAAAACTTGAGTTTAGTATCTCAGCACTATAATAGAAAGGAACCTAGAATGAGAAAAGAGTCTCCAGATTATATCGAAGAAATTTCTAACATGCGCCGCATGAAATTGGTTAATAAAATCAAAAATTCTGGCGTTGTTAAAAAAGGTTCTATGTCAAAAGATGACAAAAAGAAAGACAAACAGGAAGGCGCTGGCCATTCTGCTGCACAAAGAGCAGCGATAGCAATTTCTAAAAAAGAAAAGGCAGGAAAGCCAGGCTATGATTCAGAGGGTAAAAGTCTGAAAAAAGAGGCTGATGGATGCTGGAATGGATATAAACAGGTAGGTATGAAAGAGAAGAACGGCAAGATGGTTCCAAATTGCGTTCCAGAAAGCGTAGCAGAAGCACTTGCATCCAATCAAGAACTGATGAACAAAGCAGCCCTTGATGCTCTTCATAAAGTAATCAAATCTAAAGGAAACAAATCTTCATTGAAGTCATATGCATTTGACATTGCCAAATCGTTCAGAGGAATGAAGGGTAGAGATTTAGAAAATCTATATAAAAAATCTATCAATGCAAATTATAAAGAAGAAACTGATTTAGAAGAAAAGAAGATCGACGGATTGGTAAAAAAAGCAGACAAGTCTGGTATTTCGTATGGTATTCTAAAAAAGGTATATGATAGAGGAATGGCTGCATGGAAAACAGGCCATCGCCCAGGCACAACACCACAACAGTGGGCTTTTGCAAGAGTTAACTCATTTCTTACTGGTGGTGGCGCAAGAAAGGCAGATAATGACCTTTGGCAGAAACGAAAATAAATTATAAATAGTACAAAAACAATCGGAGAATCCAATGTCTAGAAAAGATATTCCAGAAGAAATTTTAGATGATGATGTAGCAGATTTTATCGGCGCAGCATCTGCAGCAAAAAGAGCTGGTAAAAAGAAATTCACATTCGGTGGAAAAGAATATCCAGTAACTATTAGTGGTGATGTTGCAAAACAAGTAGAAGAAAAACTTCCATGTCCTGGCTGTAACGGTAAGGGTTGCGAACTTTGTAAAAATAAAGGCAATCTTGAAGGTAAAGGTGTTAAAGATGCAGAAGGTGTCACAACATCTGCAAAAATGGGAGATGCGAAAGCAGAAGAACTTACATCAGATGCAAGACGCAAAGCATTCAAAGAGAAGCTTGTAAAATTGGGTTATAAAAAGAAAACCAATGAAGAACGCCTATTGGAAAAAATGGGTAAATCTTCTAGTGGATATGATTTATACCATAAAGATTTTTCATCTGCGATGAAACATGCATATGACCATGCAAAGAAAAAACTTGGCATTGAAATTGATCCAGATGAAATTGATGATAAAGTTGCTATGGGCCCTAAAAAACCATCTAATGGAAAAACTAATTCGTATCGTTTGATGGGTACTGATAAGAAGGGTAAATCTAGAGGCGTTCAAATTCAAGTTGCAAACTTGGATAATAAAAAATACGAACTTAATATGTATAAAGAAGAAGTCGAATTGGAAGAAGCCAAGGACGAATTCAAACCACATATGATGTATGATCCAAAGACAGGCAAAGGTTACAAAGCAGAAAAACCAGAAGATCATGAGCGCATGAAAAAACTAGGATATTCTCACGAAAAACCAGAAATGAACGAAGCAATGAAAAACACTCATGCACTAATCGATACTGCAAACGATAATAAAGTTGTTGCGATGGCATCTAGCGAAAAGGGTGTTAAGCAGTCTAGATCTTCTGCACATCTGCCACCTATGTCGATCAAGAATAAGAACACTTTAAAGATTGTTACTCTTACAAAACCACAGAGCCAAAAAGCATCCGAAAAAATGATTGGAAGGGCCTTACCGTCAAATATGGATAAGTTTCCAACTAATGTTAGTGCATCTCAGGGTAAGAGAATGGGTGAAGAACTTCTTGCAACAATCAGAGCAAAACATAAACAGGAAGAGCTGGAAGAGAATAAAAAATCTGCACTTGCAAAAAAACTTGCGAAGGCAGCTGCTGCTACTAAAAAAGGTAAAGATAAGGTAACTCTTAAAAAGGCTCCTTGGGATAAAAAGGAAGAAGTTCAAGAGGCGTCTGAAGAACTTGTAGAGTTGACAAAGGCAGAAAAAGATCTTATCGCTAAGATGTATGATAAAAAAGGTAATCTGACACCACTTGGTAAAAAGGTTATGGATCATGGAAAAAAAGAAGAATTATCTCCGAAACAGAAGAAAATAGATTCTAATAAAAATGGAAAAATTGACGGTTCTGATCTTGCAAAATTAAGAACCAAGAAAGAAGAAGTTGAGATGAATGAAGCTGAGGGTGGTATGAAACTTTTAGATGCTGCTTCAGAATTAGAAAAGTATGCAAAAAAGTCTGGTGGTATTGATAAAAAAGACTTTATGAAGGCTGCTCAAATGATGAAAAAGGGCCTTAGTTCTAAATTAGTTCAATTCACAAATAATTTGGATACAGAACCAAGAGAAAAAATTGTGATGGTAATGAAAACTCATCTTGGCAGAAAAACAGTTGAAAAAATGTTCGGTGTTAAATTTTCCATGTCAGAAGGTAGAAAACAAATTCTTGCACATGGCGGCAAAGGACAATATAAAGTAGTTAGTACTGATGGTGCAGTTGATGTTGTTTTCAAGGGTAAAGTAGTAGGTAAAGGTGACTATGATAGAGGTGCAGATTCTTTCTTTATCAGTATGAAGGGTCAAAAAGGACAAAAATCTTTTGATGATGCTCAGGATATCGCCGATTATTTTGCAAAAAACAAAATTAAAGAAGATATAGACACATTTGATGTGGAAGCACTAATCGAATCTGCTGATAAAAAAGACGCAGCAGAAATGAAAGAAATAGTCCTTGCAATGAACCCTAAATATAATGCAAAGCAAGTACAACAAGAAGTAGAAAAAATGGCGATGGAAAAATATAAAAATAAAACCAGAGCTAAGAAAATTGCTAGTCACGTAAAATAGGAGAACTAAAATGTCACTACCAAAATGGGCAACCCCAGCAAAATGGATGAAGGATGCAGTAGCAACTGACCGTGGTTGGGTAAACGAAAAAACTGGTGAAATGTATAAAATGCATAGAGATTTGAAAAATAAAATTGCAGCTCTTGCACCAAAGAAAGCAAAACCAGCACCAGCACCAGAGCCTGCTGCAGAAGCACCAAAGAAGAAGACTTCTAAGAAAAAAGAAGACTAATATATAATTTAAAGAGTAATAATGGATAACTTTGAAATTTTGAATGAAAACAATGTTTTCAACTACCAGATGAAATCTTATGATAATCCACAGTGTCATAGCATGGAAGAGTTTCTTGACGATATGAAACGTATCAAATATGTCAAGAGACTCTTTCATAAATATCACACTAAAGATATATTGAAAGAAAGATTGATTATAAATCACTTGGTTGTATTATTTAATGTTTTGGGAAATGAATCTTGTAGTAGGATATTGTTCTTGAAAATTGATAAAAGTCAACACTACATATTGGCTAGTTTTTTATCTTGGTTAAATAAATTACCAGATAGGGTTACGGGAATAGAAGGCCGAGTGATAAATTTAGAAGATGTTGTTCTTGATGAATATATATTAGAAACACTAGAGAGAAAAATTTAATGGCCTCTGTATTTAACGCATATCTTGCATATCAGTTTATAAAAATTCTGACAACGCCTTGGGAAGAAACCGAAGCGTTCAAGAATGGTGTGATCGATGCAACTGGTAAGCAGTTAAAAAAGACAGGAGAGTTGAAGACTCAAGAACAAAAAAAGTCTTTCACCATTTTCCATAAGATTATTTTCAACTTAAAAAGAATATTATCAAAATTTCCAGGCGGAAAGTCTAGAATTGCATCATATGCTGCGGCAATGGCACTCTTAAAAGAAAACAACGAAAATCTAAGAGAAGATGACCTAGAGTTATTAGAAAATCTTTTGATTGATTATATTAATAAACAAGAAGAAAACCTTTATGAGAGTGGTATGTTAATGGAAGACATTGCTAACTCAGTCGGAGATGCATCTAATTTAGGTAATTTTATTCAAGATCCATATAAGTTTTCTGGAATGAAAATATTTAAAGTAGACCCCGATAGCTATAGTAAATTTATGAAGGGTAAAAAGAAATATTCTAGATGGGATGCCTTCATTCGTAGAGAAGATGCTGTGCATATCCGTCAATATATTAAAAACAACCCAAAGAAACGAATTGTCCTACAGGACGAAAAATTTGGAAGTATGATTATTTTACAAAGAGATTTATGATGTTTGGTGTATTAAATGGTGCGAAAATTGCAGTACTAGTTGCCGCAGCAACAGCGGTAGGTATCGGTTATTGGTACATACAAAAATTACAAACAGACTTGAAAATCATGCAACAAAACCAAGTTGTTTTGGAAACTGCTGTAGAATCAAAATCTTCTGAAATTGAAAGATTGAATGAAAATATTCAAGAAATCAAAGAAGTAAACACCCGAATAAAAACTCAAAGTGATGCATTGAATGCAGAAGTTTCTACGCTTAGAAATAAGTTGTCGGAACATGATTTGGGATTTTTAGCGGAAAATAAGCCTGGCCTTATTGAAAAGATCATAAATAAAGACATACAGAAAAACCTTAGAGAAGGTTTAAAAGAGATTATGGAAAATGACTGATGAATAAATATATTTTAATACCAATTATATTAATATTAAGTGCTTGTACTAGTTTTAATGAAGAAAAAATTGTAACACAAGAAGTATACATAGAAAAGACGCCATTAGATTTAAACATGCCGTCATCTGTTGAGTGGAGAGATTTTGAATTCGTTGTAGTAACGCCAGATAATTATGAGGAAGTTTTGAAAGAATTGAGAGATAGCGGAAAGAGTACTGCTCTGTTTGCATTGAATGAAGATTCTTATGAGAACTTATCTATTGTAGTTACTGATATGAAACGGTATATGGGCGAACAAAAAGTTATTATCATGGAATATAAAAATTATTATGAAAAAGAAAATAAGGAATAAAAGATGGATACTCAAAGTCCACAGGCTACACGTTTAGATCGAATCGAAGAAAAGATTGATAGATTATCGGAAGCGATGATTTCAATTGCCCGCGCAGAAGAAAAGCTGGTAGCAATGGAAGCAAAGTATTCCCATCAGTATGATAGAATGAATCGGTTCTCTGAAAAATTAGATACATTGACTCTTAAAGTTGAAGAAAATGCTAGAACATCTGCTGTATTTCAAAAGGCCTTTTGGGTATTTTTCACCGCATTGATCGGTGGACTTGTTGCAAATTTTTATATGATGTCTTAATAAAAAAATCTTGACATATCTCGACAAATAGTGTACTATCTACTTTATACATGTAAAGTGGAGTTATGATGCTGTATATCGATAGAGCCTACATTCAAAGACTATCCCCACAATTAGAAGGTTTTGTGCAGAAGAAGAATAATCTGTACAACTGCCGTTGTCCATTGTGTGGCGATTCTCAGAAGAAAACCTACAAAATGCGTGGGTTTATTTACGAAAAAAAGAATAACTTCAGATATATGTGTCACAACTGCGGCGCAGGCATGTCTTTTGCCAATTTCTTAAAGAGTCAGAATGTATCTTTATATGAAGAATATGTAATGGAAAAGTGGAAAGAGGGTAAGTCCAACGCAGGCTCGCACAATCACGAAAAAGAAGTCAAATATGACTTTGATTTTAAACCTAAGTTTTCTACAAAATGTCAGTTTGATTATGGAGAAAGATTGACTGATCTTCATACATCACATCCAGCTAGACATTATTGCGATAATAGAAAACTTCCAAAACTAGATGTTCTTTACTACACACCAGATTTCAAATTTGTTGTGGACAAAGTATCAAAAGGACATAACATACCAAAAAATGAAAAACGAATTGTAATACCTTTTTTCAATGAAAAATGTGAACTTATTGCTTTGCAGGGTAGAAGTTTAGATCCAAAAAATTCATTGAGATATATCACTATTAAGGTTAAAGATGTTCCAAAAGTATATGGACTGGATAGAATAGACCCAGAAAAAACAGTTTATATAACTGAGGGCCCATTCGATTCTCTCTTTTTGGATAACTCTTTGGCCATGGCGGGTAGTGATGTAGACAAATCTTACTTTTCATCATTTTCGGATATAGTTTTTATATACGATAATGAACCAAGAAATCGTGAAATTGTTAAAAAAATCGAGAATACTATTGATGCTGGATTCTCTGTTTTTTTGTGGCCAGAAAAAATTAAAGAAAAAGATATTAATGATGTAATACTGTCGGGAATAGACACATTAGAATTGCAGAGCATTATAAGTAAGAATACCCATAAAAGTTTGGAAGCCAAACTCAAGTTGGCATCTTGGAAAAGATGTTAAAAAATCATAAAAATACAATATAAAAAGAGGAAAAGAGATGCTAAAAGTAGTTCAAAGTAATAAAGATTCCGATGCAAGAAATATCATGTCTCAGTCAAAATTCTATGAGGCATATAGTAGATGGATTGAAGAAGAAGAAAGATATGAGTCGTGGGATGAGTCTGTAAAAAGAGTTATGGACATGCATAGAAATTATTATAAAGATGTAATGACGCCGGAATTGGGTTTACTTATTGACGAAGCTGAGTCTCTTTATAAGTTGCAATACACTCTTGGCGCACAACGTGCTTTGCAGTTTGGTGGGGATCAGTTATTGAAACATCAAATGCGTATGTATAATTGTACATCTTCGTATGCGGATCGTGCAGCATATTTTCAAGAGTTGTTCTATATTCTTTTATGTGGTGCTGGTGCAGGGTTCTCTGTGCAGAAACATCATGTTGCAAAGATTCCACAGATTGCAGAAAGAAAGAAACAAGCAAAGGGTTGGAAAGTAGAAGACTCTATTGAAGGTTGGGCAGATGCACTTGGCGTTCTCATGTCTTCATATTTTGTCGGTGGTGGTACGTTTCCAGATTTTGAAGGCCGCAAAGTATATTTTGACTTGTCCGAAATTCGTCCACAAGGTGCAGAAATTTCTGGTGGATTTAAAGCACCAGGCCCAGAACCACTTAGAAAGGCACTTGATAAGATTGAACATTTGTTGCAATCTCTTGTGCTAGCAGGTTCATCTGAATTGCGCCCTATCCATGTGTATGATATCTCAATGCATGCCGCTGACGCAGTTTTAGCGGGCGGTGTAAGACGTTCTGCAACTATATGTCTGTTCTCTAAGGATGATGAAGAAATGATGGTTGCTAAGACAGGTAATTGGTTCATTGATAACCCACAGCGCGGCCGTTCAAACAATTCTGCAGTAGTGGTGAGATCTGAAATCACAAAGTCTGAGTTTTCTGATCTAATGAAACCAATCAAAGAGTTTGGCGAGCCAGGTTTTTACTTTGTGGATAACACAGAACATACAACAAACCCATGTGTAGAAATTGGAATGTTTCCGCAAATCGATGGTGAGTCAGGATGGCAGGGATGTAATCTTACAGAAATAAATGGCGGTAAGTGTACATCCAAAGAAGAATTTTTGAAAGCATGTCGTGCTGGATCTATAATGGGAACATTGCAGGCGGGTTACACAGATTTTAAATATTTAAATAAAACTACTCAAAGAATTTTTGAAAGAGAAGCACTATTGGGTGTATCTGTGACTGGTTGGATGAATAATCCAGAAATTCTTTTGAACCCAGAAGTTCAAAAGGAAGGTGCCGAGATGGTTAAGAAAGTAAATAAACAAGTTGCAGACTTAATTGGTATCAATCAAGCCGCAAGAACTACTTGTGTAAAACCATCTGGAAATGCATCTGTATTGTTGCAAACGGCGTCTGGTATTCATGCAGAACATTCTCCAAAATATATTCGCCATGTGCAGATGAATAAGGATGCTGAAGTGGCCCAATTGATTGCACAGACAAATCCATATATGGTTGAAGAGTCTGTCTGGTCGAGCAGTAGAACTGACTACTGTATTGGTTTCCCTGTACTTTCTCCAAGAGGTTCTTTATATAAGGAAGACCTATTTGGTACTGATTTATTGAAGAAAGTCCAGTTAGTACAACAAAATTGGGTAGAGAGTGGAACCAATGAAGAACTTTGTGCAGACCCTACTGTGCGACATAATGTGTCTAATACGGTGACTGTTGCGCCGCATATGTGGAGTGAAGTAGAAGATTATCTATATGATAACAAAGATTATTTCGCAGGCGTTTCATTCCTTTCGGGTTCTGGTGATAAAGATTTCCATCAAGCTCCAATGACTGAAGTGTTAGATGAAGATGAGATCGTTGCAAAATATGGCAGAGGTGCAATGTTTGCGGCTGGTTTGATTGTTGATACACGCAAGGGATTTGATAACTTGTGGGAAGCAACAAGTATTGCTCAAATGCCACCAGAATATGCTGGAGAAGTTTCTGATTTACGTGCAGAATGGATTCGTAGGTTTCAGAAGTTTGCAGACAATTATTTCAGTGGAGACACAAAAGAAGCAGAATATTGCTTGAAAGATGTGTTCTTGCTTCACAAGTGGACTAAGATACAACAGAACTTAAATCCTATCGACTTTAATACACAATTAGAAACTAAAAAGTATACCGATATCGATACTATGGGCGCTGTTGCATGTCAAGGTGGTGCTTGTGAGATCACTTTTTAATTATTCTAAATACACAAGAATAATTAAGGAGAATACTTTTGAAAACATTAGGCTGCAATGAATGTGCTGGTGAATTTTCGATTGAAACACTAAACAGCGAAGAAGTTCGTTTTTGTCCTGTCTGTGGAGAGGCTCTTGAAGACTTTATAAATATAGAGGAAGAGCTTGACATGGATGAGGATGAATGGTTAGAAGAGTAGGTGGAATTGATTATAGTTTAACATGCCCAGCGGTATGTATTTACGAAGGCGAGAAGGAAGATTTTGATTTTGAAAATTGTCAACTTTTCTTTCTTGCCAACCAAAAAAAATATGAGGATTTTCAGTATAAGAATATTGAGGGTTCTCAACAAATAAAAAAATACGAATTGCCAGAAGAAAGATATGACTTTATATCGGATTGGGCAATGGACATTTTAATTTCCCACAATATAGAAGACATAGCAATAGAAGATTATAGCTACGGATCTCAGGGAAAAGTTTTTCATATTGCAGAAAATACTGGTTTATTGAAATGGAAGATGTGGAATGCTGATATGAATTATAGTTTACTGGCCCCAACAGTAATAAAAAAGTTTGCAACTGGTAAAGGTAATGCAAACAAAGAAAAGATGTATGAATCATTTTTGATGGAGACATCTAGAAATCTCAACGAAGAATTAGAAATAAAATCAGAAAAGATAGGAAATCCTGTCTCTGATATTGTAGATTCGTTCTACATTTGTAAAATGGCACTTGATATATAAAGGAGATAATTTTGTCAAGAGATATAATTGAAAAAGAAGATCGTATAGCAATGAATGAGTGGTTGAAGAACAATAAGGTTTCTGTATGCCCTCCATATTTAAAGACGGATGATGAATTGATAGTCATGAAACATCCCAGAAAAAAGAAAAAGAGCTCTTGACATCCGACATCACATTTGGTATATTAAGTTGTAACAAAGAGAAAGATGATTCGATATGACACAGACTGATACAGAATTTATGACAGAAATGAACTACTTTGACACATATGGTGACAGTTGTGAATTTTCTACACGGTGGTCTATGTACGGCGAAAATATTCAAATGGACAATGAACATCCTTTCAAAACCCCTATGGTAATTCAAAACAAATGTGATGTATGGGGATATGATGCCTCTGCAATATGTACTGGAAAAACTTGGGGAGATATATGGCAGGCATGTGATGCAGTAATACGCAATTCATATGATAACGAAGGAAACCAAGACCATCATATCTTTATTGAAGATTTAGAATCTGTTGGTGATGGTGTTTGGGATTTGGTGACTGGTTCATGAATATTTTTCGACTTAATGATGACCCTCTAATCGCAGCA